TCTTGGAAAGCACGACCAATTGACTTCGCCTTAGAAGCAACCTGTGCGGCTTTTTGGTCAGTGATGTTTGAGCGTGTCGCTTGAATTAAGCCATTAACCTCAGCGTCACCTACTAATGTAGTTAAGCTGGTGGTTACTTGCGTAAACGTAGCCGCTGATTTACCAGCAGAAATAGTTGAGCCAACGCCAGTCCACTCAGAAGCGCCTAATGCGTTCTCGCGGTTGTAAGCTAGTGAGTTACCATCAATTGCTTGAAATGGTAAGATGTCATAGAAAGGATTTACTGTGATGATGTTTTCAATTACACCAGCAACAAGCATATCCTGTGAAAGTTTTGCTGATTCAGCAAGAGTTACAGAAGCCATAAAGGTTCTCCTAATTTTTGCCTTTAGTGAAAAATAAAACAGGCAAGTTATAATAAATAAACTTACTACTTTATTTCCACTGGAAAAATGTAGGATACAATGACCACACCGTGACCTTTTGCTTTATTTTAAACCATATTTATCGTTATAATTCAAGTATTTATAAAAAAAAACCCCCAATTAAGGGGGAAAAACGAGGAGAGTTTTTTCAGGAAAACTATTTAGCAAAACCTATTTGTAATTTCTCTAATGGGCTTAAATCTCGCGACCCTGCGCCTACATAATTCTTGCCATGTTCAGAACCACCGCCATTAGATGATTTGAATAAGTGAGGGGCTACTTCCATTTGCCCCTTTACCCACTCCTGAACCGACATAGGTTCTGACGTGCCTTCACCATATATAACATTGCCATTCGGATCATGCGGTACTGCTTTACCATCTTTTAAAGAAAATACTGATTGAGAACGCAATAGAACATCGTCAATACCTGTATCAACTACCCCAGATTTAGAAGCTGAGTCTCTAACTGCATTATCAATTACCAGTGTTTCTAACTGTTTATTCAAAGTGCCGTTAAGCCCTTGAATCTTGTCTAATTCTTGGTTGTGCTTCTCTCTCATTGACTTAGTTCGTTCTTCTAATAATTCATCAATCTTGCCAGCGTCAATTAGCTTTTTATCTTTTTGCTGTTGTTGTTGCTTAACCATATCGTTATAGCCTTCAACATCTATCCCATCAAACTTACTGGTTAATGATTCCATGTCTTTCATTAATTTAACATTGTTAGAACGAAATTCGTCTAGTTTCGTTTTAACCCCGTTGTACTCGTCTTCTGAATACATTTTCACTTCTTCTTCACTCATTCTATTCTCCGAATAATAGTGTCACTGACACTTGTTTTAAAATTACTTTTTCTGCTTGTTTTTCTTTTCCACTTCTGCTTTCATTTTTTTTCTAATAGCTTCTCTCTTTGAAGCCTCTAAAAGTGACAACTCTGTATATTCATTCATTACATTAACTCCAATTCAATTACTGTTATCTTTCCACGTACCAATATCGGGTCAAGCTCAAACTGTATTAATTCTGAATTACCCATCTTTACAATCTTTCCCTGACCACTAGCATAATCTTTTCGTATTTTTTTCAAATCATAATCTTTTCCAAACGCTTTTTTTAGTCTCCCTCTATGCATTGGGTCATTTAAATCAATATCAATGAAATTTCGTCTAAATGTATCCTTACCCTCTGTTGTTATGCTGATGATTCTCATTCTTGAGCTTGGCTTGATAACAACCTCTTGCTCCCAAGGGGCGGTCGATAAGTCTGAGATGTCATAACCTTGTTTTTTAACACCCTTCACTTTAAACATTACCGCGACATCACCTTTTGCCAATTCTTTAATGTCTATAAACTCTTTAGCAATTTCATCAGATTTAGTAAATGACAATGGGGTTATATCATTTACAACATCCCCAACCTTCAAGTTCTCTACGAAGTCTGCTAATTGAGCCTGTGTCTTAGTTCCTGTAGCTGAAGAAAACACTTCGTTTTTTCGTAAAACACTCATACCTCTATACAGCATAGAGCCATCATGGTTTCCATCAAGCTTTTCAAATGTCTCTTTCATTATTTGTGTAGCTTTTGACGTTAAGTTCCCTTCAGCGAATTGAACCTTATAGTCTTGATAACCGCTGGTAGTCCAAAAACCAAACGCCTCTTCAGGTGATTTAGCCTCTAAGCCTTCTTCATAATTATTCAAAGACCTTTCACGCTGTGCATCTAATTTACTTGGTGATTCTGCTTTATTCCTAGAACGGAAAACCTGCCTCTCTTCCCTGACAGTCTTAACAATCTTCTTAGGCTTATCCAGCTTAATATTCAACTGAGATAAAGTTAAGGCGTTACCTGATTGATTCACCATATCGGTAAACTTCAGATTCCCCTTATTCCATAGGTCAAACTTCGTAGAGCCTAGCACGTCACGCTGGAACTTCTCAGGCTTGCTTTTAAGCCATCCTTCATAACCTAACTTACTTGATACTTGACCATCCATAGAGGCTCTAGTGCTTTCAGGTATCTCATTAAAATCACCTTTAGCGCCTAGCTCTTCCCAGCTCTTAGTGATAGGAACTTGAGTAGAACGACACCCCCAATGAGCAGTAGTACCAACAAATACCGTATTATGTCCAACAGGCTCTCTACTAGGGTTCTTCCACTTTAAGCCGTCTAAAGCTTTACAAGTATCTGAGGTTCTTGAGTCCAATGTAGACACCCATTCAATCTCTTTGATAATGTCATCATTATCGGCATAGGTCATTAGTCTTGACTCATTAGCGACTGACTGAATAGAGGTTCTTACTAAAGCATCAGCACTTCTAAAATTCGCAAAAAAAGCCGCGTCTTTATATCTGTTTACTTTAGTACCTACAAGGTTAGATATTATTTGGTCTGTAGTTTCACCACGCATCATTCCCTGTCTAACGGTATCGGCAAATCTACCATGAAACGCTTCACTACGTCTAGCCCACCACTCCTTAGAGGGAGCGCCTTCAAATAGCGTATCTGAGGCTATGGCTTTTAGCATTTGCTTACTCATAGTCACTGAGGCTAATTCAAAATTAATAGCTTTATTAATAGATTTAACCGCTTGTTTCTCAGCCAAAGCCGCAACCCCTGTTAAAGTCTTGATGTGGTCTTTTGAAATGACTGAGTATGTACTTTTTATCGTCTCCTTAGTTTGCTTTAAGAGTACCTTAAGCCGTTTCAGCTTAGTCTGCTCTCGTTTAGCATCCCACATATTAGAGTCATTTAGCTCTTGAATTAGACCACGCTCTAACTTCTTAAGCTCTTTACGTATCTTGAACTTAACAGAAGCTTCTAGGCGCTGTAGATCAACGGAATGACCCGTTATTTCATCTAATATTCTGTCATTAACTGAAAGCATTACTCAAACTCACCAGCTTGAACTTCAATACGATCTTTTTCATCTTCAATAGACACATCAGGCTCTAATATCTCACCACGTTTCATATTGAATAAGAAAGTCTCATGGCTAATAGCGCCTGACTGCCAAGCGCCCATGAGTGAAGTCATATCTTGAGCGTTAATCTTCGTATCCACAAAGTCAGTATTAAGCTTAACTTTAATATCACCCGTTATGCCGTCCCACTGTGCCATCACTTCTAACGCGCTAGTAATTGCTCTTTCCACAGTTTTAACCGTACTGATTAAAGTTGAAGCTTCAGCATTTTGACGTAGACGCACCGTATCAGCCGCTTCTACACCTGACTTCTGAGATTGTAGTAATTGAGCGCCTAGACTAGCCATAAATGAACGCTTCTCTTCCATTGCTTGCTCTAGTGCCTGTAAGCCTTGACCGCTAAACTCAAGATAACCTGCTTTAGAAGAAGAGTCGGGCAATATCCAAGCCGTACCTGAACCAATTGTTAATTCACTATCAATATCAATACCTGTAACGTAAGGTGTAGGTAGTGCGGTGAAGTGTCTACCATGCTCTAAGTCTGCTGAGGTTCTATAAAGCGATAAGCCCATATCAGCTAACGACAACAAAGAGGACATACTAGGCTCTAGGTTAAAACCATCACCACTCATAGCAACAAACGGAATACCGTCTAAACCATCACCGCGCATAGTTGGAAACAATTCATCAACTACCTTCCATCCGCCTTTATCCTTACGCCAAATACGCACAACATATTTACCATCGTCCTTAGTCAATTCACGATATTGAATATCATATTCTGACTTGTACGGGTCTTTCGGATCAACCTTGCGGTATGTTTCTTGTAATACAATCGTATCTTCTAGCCAGTTTGTGACTTGCTCTGTTTTATAGCCTGTCAGATAAGGACGTTCTTCATTTCTATCAACTAACACGCCTTGTCTGCCTGTAAGTAATTGCTCACTCAACATATAACTAATAAAATCATTTAATGAAATACCAGTGCCAGTAATATCATTCAACCACTCTTCCATCTTAGGCGATACTTCAACAATTGGATCAACTCGCATTACAGCGCCTACTAGACCCCTTACCGTTCTTTCAATACCGTTGTAGTAAACTGCTCTAAGCTTATAAGCGTCATACTGCGCTTTATCCTGACCGCTTAATTTTGGTAGATAATCTACCCCTTTTGATTTAATAGCATCACTGCCATCAAATGAATCTCTAATTCTTGACCATTGATTACTCGCCTCAACGTAATACGGATGTTTGCTTTCAATTCCCATTTTTATCTCCTTATAGTCCCATAACTCGTGCCAATTTTGGCTTTCCTTTTCTCTTAATCATTGGCTGTAGTGCGTACCGTAACGCGTCTATATAGTGATTATGTGCGTCAACTATTGTCGGTAATATGTCCTCACTCAGCCTATCCACTTTGTAACTATATTTCACAAACTCACTCGCCACTTCCATACATCGCGTGTGGATGTGTATTTTTTTAAAACTCCTAATATGCTCAATACCATCTTCTATCGAGCCTGACCATTTATGTACTGACTCAATCTTGTAACCTTGCCTTCTAACAAAACTAATTGATTCAGGTCGTGCTGAGTCAGCTCTAATGACGTAATCCTTAGCATTCGGGATAGTATCAATCAACTTGTACGTCAGATCTAACTCCACCTGCCTACCACCTGCTTCATAATCAATATACAAATCATTCTCAACAATAAAACATCTTAATACCGCGGTTGGGTCTTGTGAAAATCCCCAATCCAACCCGTAGTAATAAGTGACGCTTAATGGTGAGTCAAAGTCCTCAACAACGTACTTATTTTTAAATATTTGAGCGTCTGAAGCTCGCTTACATTCACCTTCCCAAATATGGAGGTAATCGTCATAATCTAACTCCTTTTGGTGTTCCATTTCAGCTCTCAACTCTTTGTTAAAGAACTTGTTATCCCAATAATTCACCTTTATAGTTGTTTGG